CTAGTGTCTAGTTCTTCGCAGTTTATAACACATTTCTCATAGTCAAACTTCCAAATCTGGCCTTCGTATGTGTTAAAGTCTGCTTCATATTCTTGTCGGAATTCAGCATCCGACATACTCTTTCGAGCTTCCGCAATGTCACTTTCAGACATTCGGGGATTATCTTTATAAGTTGCTCTGATGGATGCCCACTCTGGGAATTCCGAATCAAAGCCTCGATCAAAGAACTCAGCAAACCAATTGTTGCGACCCCGTGGGGTCGATATAAAAATTGCCTTTGAGTTTTCTTTATCGAGTGTTGGCCGGAGTGCGACGTTAAAAGCGTCTCTGCCGTCTGCTAACGCTGCTTCGTCGAATATAATTAAGTCGTAACTCCGACCCACACAAGAATCTACCATGTTTACCGATCCCATACGGATCGTTGAGCCATTGGTCAGCTCGATTACTTTATCTTTTGCATTATCTTTCGCTACTTCTAAATCAAAGTGCTTAATCAAGTTTCTTTGTAAATCAAAAGAGATCTGAGACAACGAATAGTTGGGGGACATTATTAAAATGTTAGAACCGGGAACAAGGGAGACGAGTTGCCCTATAATGTTTGCGATATACGTCTTACCCTGTCTCCGGGATACCGCCGCACAAACGAAGCGGTATTTAGGGTTGTTAATCGCATTTATAATTGCCTTTTGAGAAGGCAATGGTGTAACGCCGAGTAGATCCAAATACGGGTCTACTGGTAGCTTGAGAAAACGTGTCTCAGATCTTAACTCTAAAATTTCATCATCTCGTATATCGAGTCGACTTATTTGAACGGCCATATTATTATATCTTATCTAGTATTATATCAAAAGAAGCAGTAGCTGAAAAGTTATTTCCAGTAGTCAGCGCTCGAAAATCAATATCCGTCTTTTGGATAAGTTTTAAAGGAACTGTGTAATCTTGTGAGATTGTGGTTTGGTACAAGTTTACGTCTGACTTTACATTAAATGTTGAGACCCCGTAATGATTATAACGCACGTAGATTCTAAAATTAGAGTCTCCGCCCTTTCCGACCCCTGCTGTGTACTTACATAAATATCCATTATATCCTGAAGGAATAGTATATATTGACGCAAGAGTCTGGGCAACACCTACACCAATATGAGCTACTACAGTTCCCGCTCCTGATACGGTACGAGCTGTAATAGTACCAACGTTTTGGGCAGTGTGATCATAAATCATACGATAGATACGCTTAAAGGGTACGTTTGTAGGTACTGCCGTTTGTCCGGTCATAGTTACTGTATCAGTCTGCAACTCCCAGTTATTATCTAGTCCGAATATTTCAATTGTATCAAGATCGGAAGCACTAGTACTAACAATGTATAAGGTTTGCGCGTCTCCATCTAAAGCAGCCCAAGGGTACATACCACCTTGAGTCCAGATAGTTTGGTTGCCTGCGGTCAAGTTAGGGTTTGAACCAAACTTGTGTTCAAACGTATAATCACGCTCGGCTGCACGAGCAATATCTAATCCATATCTTCCGATCATTGTAGTTCTCTATACCAACTTCATTAAGTTGGCCAGGCCTTTTATCACAAGACCTTTCATAGCGACATCTACTGCCGCATCTTCAATTTCAACTACTCGCTGTACATCTTCAAGGAGTTCTTTTGCTTCTTCTTTAGTCATTGAGTTGTCTTTAAGACGTTCCTCAATTTCTGCCAACAATCCCATAGTATCTTCAAGCGTCATTAGTATCTTCCCATTATTGCCGTAGTAATTGCTTTACTTTGCTTTTCTAAAATAGTCTTTTTTATATTACAGTATGATGTTGACATAGAATCTTGTTTAATGGCCATAAGGTCTGAAGTTTCTTTCATTGTCACAACCATTTTATGGATGTCTTTAGACTTTTTACTTTCAGTATACAAGTGTAGCTTGTCTACGCTAGTCTTAATTCCATCAACATAGGGTATCGAGCAATCCAGCATAGAGACTTCGTGTCTCACTTCGACCCCGAGTAGAGACTCGTTGTCATCATAAAAACTAGTATCTAACAAACTACAACTTGCTACTAGAAATACAGTACTTAAAAGAATTACTTTTTTCATTTTTTACCAAATGCCTGTGTGCCAAAAAAGGCAGCAACTAGAGCAGCAACAGAAACAAAGTATGTTGGTGCCATATCACCTAATATTTTACTTGCTCCGTCTAAGCCAACAGCATCTGCAAGTACTACTGCAAATGGGTACAGTAACATACCTGCTAGAGCGAACCAAGTCATATTGCGTTGAGCGTCTCGCATTGCGTCTAAATCCTCAAGTTCTTTTCGTTTAAACTCAAGGTACATCGCCTCTTCTTCTTTTGTAACATGCCCATCACCATTAGTGTCAGCGGGGTGGAATCCTTCTTTCTTCAGCTCTTCTTCCATTACCATTTAACCTTGTCGGCCCAATAAGCTGCACTCATTTTGCCCCTTGCAATGTTTTTTGCATGACGAGCTTTAAAGCTGCGTCTCTTTGCTTTCATTGCTGCAGACTCGCCTGCTTTAGGCTTACCTGCTGTTTTAGCTCCCTTCTGTCCGAATCGAATAGTCTTCACTTTTGAACCAACTTTCGCCACTACAATGTGAGACTTCTTTTTATGTCCGGGGGTGCGTTTAGGCTTATTGAAACCTGAAACCCCAGCGCGTTTTAGTCTTGGGTCTCTTTTTTTAGCTACCTTCTTCTTCGTTGTCTTCTTCGCCATCGAGAATCTCCTCTACTGGAGGAATCCAGCCCCATGCTTTTTTAGCATCGT